CCAGCCAGCCAACGCCAGACGACCCTACCGCAGCAAGCAAGCCAGCGCAACACCGAACAAAAAAGAAAACAGAAAAGGAACTTGGATCCCATATAGGAATCCTATAGTTCTTTGATACCGACGTAGTCGGTATGTAATGTTGTTACCAGAGAACAGTACAGCAATCTCCCAAAGAGATTGCTAGTAATAGTAACAAGGAAGAGTCAACAAGGAGAAGACAAGATGTTAAGTAAAGAAGGTTTCAATAATCTAATGGAAGACAGTTTTCATTTCCTTACTCCTACTTTTATAACTGATATGTATTATTATCTAGGTGATGATGAAACTAGAGAAGACTTCCTTAATTTTATGGGGGTTGAGATTCGATGAGAAAACATAAACCTGTAGTGTACATAGCTGGATGTTATTCTGATGGTAACCGATTAGAAGCAACCACTAGAGAACTTAATAGATTAAAACTTCAAGAATATTCTCTTAGGTTTATGGCATTAGGATGTGCGACTATCAACCCTATAGAGAATGATATGTGGGCATACGATAATGGATCCCTTAGCTATGATGATGCTTTATCAAATGACTTTGCTGTTATAAAGAAGTGTGATTTTATCTTTATGTGTCCTGGGTGGGAAGAAGGATCAGGTTCAACTAAAGAATATGAATTTGCAGTTAAGAATAACATAGCAGTACTGTTTGATGCAGTACTACAGATGGGGAATGTATCAGAGTTAGTACATAGATTTCTTAATGAGGAATGTGAGCCTTGTGAATAAGCTCTGGTAGCTCAATGGATAGAGCAGTTGGCTTCTAACCAACAGGTTGTAGGTTCGACCCCTACCCAGAGTGCCATTAACAATAGGAGATGAATCAATGGTTAAGATAATGATAGTTGTATTCATTATATCTGTAGCAGTAGGGTATCAGTACTATCAATGGGATCTATGTAGAGATATGGGTTTCTCTAAGATGTACTGCCTACAACATATATACTAGTATTACGGGGGTGTATTCCAATGGCAGAGAAAGAGGACTTAAAATCCTTACAGTGAGGGTTCGACTCCCTCCACCCCTACCATTATGATGTATACTGCACTAGAAAAGAGGAGGTTTCTGTTGCTAGATGTAGGATGTGAGTTCTGTGGTGATCAGCCAAGGGACATGGTATATCTTTCAGGATACACTAGGAAGCTTGAAGAAGAATACATCAGTAGAGGTTTAACACCTAGGGATGTTAAGACTAGAGAGCTTGTCTTCCAGTGTAGTTGTGGCATCATAGCTGACAGTGCCAACAGGGAGTTATACAATGAGCATGTGAACATAGAGAGGGAACACATTCAGAGTATATACTATTATACAAATGGTGGTCATCTCTTGGAATTCGAGACTATGCAATCTTATCCAAAATCTTACAAGGAACCAGAGTTTAACGTTAGTAGAGCCTTTAACCCTATAGACTTTACAATGGATAAGGATTCATGGGACAAATCTATAATAGCAAGCACTAGTAATAATCATAAGAACTCTTCATGAGTCTATTGACGGTGTACTGGCAGGCTTTATACAGATCCTCTTCTGGTATTAGGATCAAGGAATCAAATATCCTTTTAACCCAACCGCTATCCCATAATGCAGCAATGCAATGGTATTCAAATGGAGGTGATGATGTCCATGTTTTTAATAAATTATCATGAGGGTCTACTGCCAGATCATTTATTGCATTACATATTACTAATCTGCTGATGCGTATCGAATCATCAACAGTAAAGAGATCACAAATATTATTAACATCACAGTCATCGAATGCCTCCTTGGATAAGATTGATTCTATAACTTCAGGGTCATCTCTCCTTCTTCGTACATTAGCACTCTTATCAAACATCTTGGGGCTTCCGTATCTAGATGCCATCTTGCGTGCTGCTCTCTTACTTGTCGGTCGTTCTTGTATACCCATCCTTGCATCACATCCTTTAGCAATTCAACGTCTAGGTCTGGCCTTCTAGAGGCATACCAAACATCAAAGTATATTGACAACAAACCTTCTAACATATCAACATCTTTACATAGTATAGAAAGTTGTTGCTCCATTGAAGAAGAATAGTCCAAAGCCTTTTTTGATTTTATTATTCTGCTATTTTTCCCTCTACTTATTATCCTACGAGAGTTCGACTTACTTGCTGGCTCACCGATAATAGTACCCTGCCAGATGATCGGACATTTTTCTTGTATTTTTTCCACAATTCTCCTTGACTTACCGCGAGAAGACTGTACACTCGACAATCCAAAAACAATAGCACAGGGAGGTAGACATGCAAGTTAAGACATGCTCGCTTTGTAAGGAGATTAAAGATGAAAAGCTATTCTATAAGAACAAGAGGGCTAAGACAGGATATAGATCAGAATGCAGGCAGTGTCACCTTGGTAAGGTTAAGGCTTACTACCATGCCAACAAGGAGAAATGTCAAGCATACAGTAGAAAATATTATGAAGACAACAGAGATATTATAGCTGAGAAAAGAAGGGTATCGTACAGGGAAAAGATAATGCCTGACGATAGTATCCTTGACAGAATAATTAAACTTGGAGCAAGGGTTAATGAGCAGTAACAAATATAATCTACCCAAGCCTTTTCTTAAGGCGATAGAGAATGATGGCTACACTAAGGGTGATGCTGACTTCTCTGCTACACAGATAATTGATAGCCCACGTATCTCAAGGATGAAACATATATATAAAGACAAAGTAAAGAAGGATTACTATGACTCTATATTCCCCTTACTAGGTACTGCCGTACATCATATCCTTGAGCAGAATAAAGATGAGGATGACATAGCAGAAGAACGTCTGTATATGAATGTAGACGGTTTCGTTTTGTCTGGGCAAATAGATCTTCAAGTTAAGGATGGAGATGGATACCTAGTGCATGACTACAAAACAACCAGTGCCAGCACTCTAACATATAACCCTGATGGTAAGAGAGAATGGGAAGAACAACTAAATATCTATGCAACTTTAGTTGAAGAGTCTACAGGCAGGAAGGTGAATGGCATAGGTGTCTGGGCTATCATCAGGGATTGGTCAAAGGTACAGGCTGGGAGAAAAGAGGGTTACCCCGAAGCTCCGGTTGTGTTAGTGTCAATGTCCCTCTGGGATGCTCAAGAGAGAATGGATTTCATAAGATCAAGGGTTCTCAAGCACTCGATGGTTGAGGGCATAGACGATGAATCATCGCTACCTGAATGTACAAAGGAGGAGAGATGGGCGAAAGATAAAACATATGCTGTATATAATTTTATAGCAAACGGGTCACAAAGAAAAAGGGCAACAAGAGTTTTTGATACTGCCGATGAAGCACTAACATTTGGAAAGGGAAAGGGTGATGCTTACGTTATAGAAGAAAGGATGGGAAAGAATACAAGATGCGAATCTTGGTGTGACTTTAAGGAATACTGTTCACAATACAAACAAATAATTGAAAACTAAAGGATAAAAAAATGGCACAAGCAACATACAAATCAATATGGGATACACTTAGTAAGGTAAATTGTTCAGATCACGTAGAATCTAAGAATGGATTGACCTACCTGAGTTGGGCATGGGCATGGGGAATGCTTATGAAGCACTTCCCTAATGCAGAGATCAATATGCTTGACGAGGAAGTTATGCCGGATGGCAGTGTCCTCTGCAATGTAGAGATAATGATAGGTGATTGTAAGAGAAGGATGTGGCTACCGGTACTCGACTTCAGGAACAAGCCTATTCAAAATCCTAACTCTTGGAACATAAACTCAACGAGGATGAGGGTTCTTACCAAGTGTATAGGACTCTTCGGGTTGGGTCATTACATATATGCAGGTGAAGATCTTCCAGAAGCTGACCCTACCAAACAGGTCAAGCAAAGGAAGCCAACGCTTAAGCCTATACCTATCCACAAGAAGAACGATGATCCGAATCACAATGAGAAAATGCAAGATGCTTACGATGAGAAGCTTCAAAGTAAAAAGGATAGAGCAATTTCGATTGTACTTAAGGATAGCATTCTGGCAATTGATAACCTGCCTGAGCTTAGGGATTATTGGAAGGATAATTCCGAAGCTATAAATAAAATGGATGACAAGAAGTCTATTACTGAAGTATTCACAGATCGTGCAGCTACACTAACAGCAAAAACAGAGGAGAAATAAATGTCTTACGATAATGGCAACCGAATAAACTGCGCTTCTTTTGCCAACACAAGGAAGGAACGTCCTAATCAGCCTGATTTTACAGGATTCGGAGACGTAGACGCAGGGTTTCTTGGCAGTGTCCAGAAATATATAGATGCTGGTATTAAAGAAGTGCCTCTAAAGATTGCTGGATGGAATAAGACAAGCAAGAAAGGTAACAACTTCGTTAGCTATAGTATCCAAGTAGATGAGTATAAGCTTGAAGAGAACAAGATTGATACTCAAGCTTCACATGTGCCTAAGCAACTGGATGTGGAAGACGTTCCTCCTTTCTAATAATATATAATTAGATACCTTGAAGCTGAGCTTGATTCCTTTGGTTCCAGCACAGAGATTCTGTGCCATTGGGGTCAGGCTCAGCTTTTAGGCAGGAGATTTATGTCCCTAGGTTTGAGTAAAGATTTAGATCCTGTGCTTACATGTCATAAGTGTAAGCTAGCAGTTGAAAACTATGCAGATTCATACATAGTATGGAATGAATTGGATCGACTAGACGATGAGATTACTACTCTAGATACAATACTAATGCATGAAGAATGTATCAATGAAATGATATTAGAATTTGATTACTCTGATTCAGAAGACCTTAAAACAATTAGTATAGCAAGCTACATAGTCAAATTGGTAAAAAGAAATTCTATAGATGCAAGTATCTTTATAGTTAACGAACACCTGAAAGGTAATAACATTGGACAATAGACTAGACGCAAGTGAGTTAGCAAGAGTGGCGAAGCATGACAAGCAAAAGGGTTCTCTCGATGTAATAGAATCACTGGCTGCTATATCTTATGATAGATTAGATATGTCTATAGCTCAGATTATAAACAAGTCAATACAGTTTACAAATAAGAGCTTAGAAAATAGGGTGTTCATCCCTGAGTTTTCCAACGTAGAGTTCTCAGATCTCCTAATGAACTGGTGGACAGAGATGGACGTTGAACCAGAGGAAGATTGTGACGATAAGGAATAACATAGAAAATATCTATGTAAATATAAACAGCGTGAGGTTGGGACTGAAAGACTTATCCTTCAGGACAGACTTGTCCGAAGATTGGTTTAATGAAATGTATTCCTTATTATTTAAACTAGAGCAGGGAACTGACATCATTAATAATAAGTATAAGGGGGAGTAATGAATCAAGGTATTATAAATAGGTTAGGAGATTTTTATGAATACGATGTGAGGATAGTATGGGAGGACATTAGCGGAGGAGTTAAGTCTATCCTGTCAGAGGATCCTGATTGGATGACCTTAAGACCAGAAGATATATACTCCATGTGTAGCCTAGGTAGTGCTAACATATGGGGTTACGGTGAATATCCAGTTCGTGATGTATTCTGTATAACTAAAATAGATACATGTCCTTACCGTAGAAAGAAAACTCTTCAACTCCTGATAGCATGGTCAGTAGCTAACGATCCAACCGTAGCTGATGGCTTCAATGAAATAGCTAAGCTACTGGCACGGAGGAATCTATGCTCGGGGATAGAGATCTGGACATCATCCGACAAGCTGTCATCTTACGCATCAAGCAAGGGATATGATAGGACTATGTATATAAAACGTATGAACCTAGATGATAAGCCAAGATTCTTCAAGGACGAACCTCATGAAGATAATGTTGTCAAACCTATTCTGGGCATAGTGGATACAAAGAAAGGACATGATGAATAATGATATAGTTAATAGACCTGATCATTATGTAAAGGGTAGGGATCATGAACCCCTCTCAGTTATAGAGGACTGGAATCTCCCCTACCACTTAGGTCAGGTTCTCAAGTATATTTCTAGGTACGAGAGAAAACTTGACGAAGGGGTAGACCCTATCATCGACCTGAAGAAGGCTCAGTATTATCTCAATAGGTTCATTAAGAACAATGAATGAGCCTCTGAGAGCCCCTGTAAGCGACGATCTTCCTGATGGGGTACAGGCAGGGGCGGACAGGCATAGGCTAGTGTGTGTCAACTGTGGGGGTGTGATGCGTAATCAGAAATGTAAACTAATATGTTCCAATAGCTGCGGATACTTTGAGTCTTGCAGCGACCTAGAGCCTGCCGT